GCGTCAAACGCGGTGGCGACCTGACCGACGCGCTGTTCGGCCAGTACTGCGGGCGTGCTTCCAAGAAAGAGGGGAGTGCCGCGCAACTCCTGTAGCCTTGGCGCTCGGATGGCGGGCGGGAGCTGCGTCACGCTGCCAAGGTCCGCTTCCTCCGTCGCCGCGTCCCAGTTGAACCAGGACTCCTGTTCCTCGACCAACCGCATCGGGCTCATGAGCGTGCGATTGCCCTGCCGATCTTCACGCGCCTCAAGCCCCCACAGAGCCACCCGCATGGTGTCGCCTGCGAATCCGTACCGAGTATACTGCTGGGTCACTATGTCGCCGGGCTGGATCCCCATGACCCGCAGCCAGTAGTCGGCCACGATCTGTTTGCGTGCGTTCGCTCGCCGCATCTCGATCTTGAATATTCGCTGCGCAATCCGATGGTCGATCGTGAACGGCAGGTCGACATTGACCCTGTTTTCTCCGATCCGGTCAATGCTCGCCTGATCGCGCAGCTCCGGCACCTCCCTGATCGCCCACCGATCGGCGGGATTGGCAAACCCGCCGCCGATCACGTTCACACCCTCGCTCGCCTCAGTCTCGAGGCCGATATCCCTGGGGACGTCCGAGATATCATCCTCTGTCAGGTCCATGACCGGCGAGCGCCACGCCCCGGCGAAGGTCCGATAGATACCTCCGGAGGCGTCCATGATGCCAGCGGATGCCGAAAGTATCTGCTGTAAGTTTTGCCGATGATCATTGGTCGGCCTAAGCACGCCATTACCCGTATAGCGATCAATCGTGCCGCCGCCCTTTACGGCCACCTGTTCCTCGCAGACATTCGCCTCTGCGGCAAACGATTCCAGATCGATGGCATCCGTGCCCTTGCCCATTCCCACAATCCGGCGGCCATTGATCGACACCCCGCGCAGGTACATCAATTCGGCGAGCTTCGGGTTTTCCGACCACTCAAAGGTTGTCGGATCGTCGAACCGGTGTGCCCCCGCCCCACCCGGCACCGTGTCGTCCTTGCGCGGATCGTAGAGTTTGGCCCCCCGCACCTGGAACAGCGGTTCCAACCTGCCATCCAGATCCTGCGTGACCTTGATCCGCATTGCGACGGCCGGGATGCCACGGAGAATACGAGTCTTGGCTGCCCATTCCGACGACATGCTGGCGATTTCGGGAAACGCCGCCGTGGTTTCCTCCCCAGTCCGGAACCACACCCACAGGTCGTTGGCGAATTTGCCGGATGTAATTGCCCCCGGCCCGGTTGTTGTGTCTCCGTCAAACACCAACTCATCGTTGAACCATATTTTCTCCAGCGCTGTCGCCGGTGTCCCGGCCAACGCAAGGATGATCAGGATTTCATCCGGATCGTCGTCTGTCGTCGGCGGATCGCTGGCGTTGGAAATATTCTTTCGAAAGATCACCTGCCCCGCGACACCTGCGCGACCGAAAATGATGCTCCGCGTCTCCAGCGCGCCGCTTCTGATAGAGAGATTTTCGGCCAGTTGCTGGCGCGCCTGCGCCCCCAGCCCGCCGGGTCCTGCAACCGCCGAGAATATCAGGCCACTACCGATGGTTAGCAGCAGTCCGGATGAGAGGGTAAAGCCGGCGACCCCGATCCCCACCGTCCCCAGCGCCCCGAAAGTACCCAGCAGTGGCGCGCCCGCCGCGAGGCCGATACCGAGAGTAACGGCCCCTGCCACCAGGATGGCGGCACCCAACGCAATTTTGACTACCTTACCCATCGTGCGTCCTGAATGCTTTGCTGCACTGTCCCAATGACACCGGCATCACCCCGCGGTCAGTCAGAAAAAGCCCCTGACGATCCACCACGCCCAGTGCCCCGCCCTCCAGCCCGACGGACCTGTAGACCAGATACCCTCGCTTGGCCTGCAGAGGCGGGATTGGCTGGCCAAACAGCGTGACCAGATAATGATACAGACTGGCATGTCCCTGACTTTGCAGCCAATCCCTGGCCGCTCCTGCGTTCTCTGTCGGCGGCACGCCGATCACCCGGCCGGTCGCCGCCGCGAGTACGTCGGCGCAAAAATGACAGCAGTGGGCGGCTGACCAGTCAAACCGCCGGTTGCGCCAGTCGTTCAGCGCCCGGTAGAATTCGCGCTCATCCATCATCGCAACTGCTGGAGCGTCGGGCCATCGAAGAAAAAGCCGCCGCCTCCACCTCCTCCACCTCCTCCACCTCCTCCACCGATGCGCCGGTCGCCCGCCGACCCCGTGTCGCCCACCGTCGGATCGGAGATGAATTCCAGGCCCCGGTCGGCCGGATCAATCAGCTGCTGAAATTCGTCCGTCATGCGCGTCGCAAAGGTCCGGCCCAGCGTAGACGTCTCATCGAGCAGCTCCAGCGATATCCGCTCATTGACCACCTTGTTGCCTTCTTGAGCGCTTCCGCTGACCGACGGCTTAATATCTATCCGCCCCATGGTCTTGCGAAAATCGCGGATGCCGATCTTGGACCCGTCTCTGGGGGAAATCATGACCAGACGTAATCTGGCCGTCCGGCCCCGAGAGTCGTCAGCCTCGATCATGTCGACATTTTCGGAATTGACGATCAGCGCCACCGTGGTCCGACCGTCCTGCAGCCCCTGCGCCTCGGTGATCTTGTCAATCTGGCCGAGGTCACCCAGGGCTGTATAGGTGATCCCGTCGAATGTCACCTGATGCCCCTCCGGCCCGGCCCACAGATGCTGCGAGCCGGACGCGAAATCGAAATCCGCCAGCGGCGCGATGCTGATCTCGCCGCGATCAAGGGCTGCCTGTACCTCGGGGTCCATCGGTATCATGCGACCTCCTCCCAGGATATGCTGATCTCCGTCACCTTGGTGGCACTGGACTGATAGTCAATGTCGGAGGTCACCCGCGCCACGATCTTGGGATCATCCGTTATCACATCTTCGCCATCCGCGAATGGCGTCCGGATCGCCGGCCACACCTCCGCCACCCCGGTCCCTTCCGGGCCGATCTCCAGATCCCGCCGGAGCGCGAAATACTGCGACCCGACCTCTATATAGTCCCCCTCACGAAGGGCCGTGGTATTCGCGGTCCCATTGCGGATGGGGAGTTCATTGACCCCCTGATCCGTCGGCCCGTCCACCACCATGCCGTTGACGACGCCATTTTGTGGAGACCGGCGATCGGCGTTGAACGCAAAGAACATTCGTCGCTTTCCAAGCCGCCGCAGCCATGATTGTATCGGCTCCAGATTTCCGCCGGGGAGCGCGGACTTGAACGTCCACCGGCCCGCCCATTTGTCACTCATCCCGGCGTTGAAGGTGCTGAATTTATTACCACCGACCAGAGGCTCGAATGTCGCCTCTGTTGTCGACTCAATCAGCCGCTGGGAAATGATCGTCGCTTCCGGCGGCAGATCCTCGATGATGTCGCCGGAGGCAGAAACATCGTCGAACCACACCGTGCCGACGCTACCGTTGCCGCCGTCCATCAGGACCCGCACCGATTTGGTCCGGGCCGGGGCCACCAGGTCAGTGGCCGTACTCTGCAGGTACAATGTCTCCCCTGCGGTGATCAATGTCCCGCCCGACTGGTTTATCTGAGTTCCGTCCTTGTCGCGCCATTGCAGCCGGACGCGAGGGGCGGCGTCGTGATCGGCCGATTGCTTGGCCCACAGCGACGCCGAGACCCGCATGCCGGCACGCGTCTGCAGTGTATTCGAGATGAAGTCGGGAAAATCGGACTCGACCAGCCGCGCGACCCAAAGCCCGCTACGCGCATTGGCCGCGTCTTTCTCGATCACGCCTGACGGCGGCTTGATCCAATCTTGATCGCCAAGCTCGAAGCCGGGGTTTCTGATACAGCCCATCAGACCCGCCCCAGTTGCGCATTGGCGACTTGCAGGGCCGCGTCACGGCCCGCCGGCCCGGCGACGTTGCGCACGAATGCCTCCAGTTGCGCCGGGAAGGAGACCGCGAAGTTGAATGTCTGATTCACCGTTGACCTCCCCCCAAGCCCGCGGCTGTCGGCGTTGTTCAGCACTGTCGCCGGGCGATTGGTCGTCACGATCTCCGGCCCGCGCTCGCCTACAATCGTCGGCACATTCGGCTGTAGTGATCCGCCCCCCGCGCGACCGGGCAACAGGCTACCGAAAATCGGCCCCGTGATAAACCGGCGGATAGCCAGCCGGGCAATATCCTGCAGCAGTCCCTGCATGATGTCCGACAGCGACCGCGCCTGTATGATGGCGTCTTCCAGTCCGCGCGCCGCCGCGTCGGCAAAATTGCGGAAAGCAAACTCCGACTGCCGAGACGTATCGGATAGTTCCTCGGTCGCCTCCTGCGCATCCCGCAGGCTTTCCGACGCCTGCCGGACCCCTCGCTGAAATGTCTCGCTGCTTATGGCGTTGGCGTCCAGTTCTTCCCGAAGTTCCGCGAGCCGTGTACGAAACCGCTCGATGGGCGTGCGCGTCGCCTCGAATGTCTGACGGCCGCGCCGGAATACATTCACTAATTGCCGCACGCTCTCGACCGACTCATTCGTTTCATCTATATCGATCAGCGCAATCGGCTCACCCAGATCCTCGACCGCATCCTGCTGATTCTGGAGCGCAGATGTCGTATCTTCAACGGACCGACGGAGGGTGCTTTGCCGCTGCTCGAACAAATTAAATGAGCCGTCGGCATTCTGCGTGACGGTAAAGCCGAGCCTTGATACCTCTTCCGCCATTTCGGCCAGAACTTGCTTGAGCCGTTCGGCTTTGGCCGCGCCCTCTGTAAACAACCCGCGTGCCAACAGTTGGCGAAATGTGCCTAGGCGCCCCTCTATTGCTGCGACCTCCGTGCCGAGGCGACTCATCTCTTCCGCAAGTATTCGAGCCCGCTTTTCCGCCTCTGATCGCTCAATCAGGCCCAAGGATTTCGCCAACTCTCCCACGCCGCGCGACAGCTCGACGACATTCTGCAGGATGTCCGGAAGCGCTGCGCCGAATCTCGCGACCACTTCTGTGATCTCTCCCGCGTTCTCGAGGACAGCGCGGGTAAAGGTCTTGGATATCCGCTGCCTCAGGATGTTGAACTGGTCGGACAGGCTCTCCGCACCCGAAAGCAAGTCGCCCCCGATCACGAGCCCCAGATCGCGAGCCTGCGCGCGGAATCTTTCCAGCGCCTCTGAGCCACCACCAAACAGGTTGATAATCCGCCGCCCCGTCTCCGACATGACCCGGTCGAGGGCGGCAATACGGGCGGCTTGATTGGGCAGGCGCTGCAGCCCATCGGCTATGCGGTTGAGCAATTCATCCGGCCCCAGCCGACGCAGCTCATTGATCGGGATGCCAAGCTGTTCAAAGCCTTTGGCAAATTCTTTGTTGCCGCTGACCGCCTCGCCCTGTCGTCGTATCAGCGCAGTCAACGCCGTGCGCAGATCCTGCATGGCGACGCCGGACTGCTGGGCTGCAAATTCGAGCTCCTGGAATGATTCCGCGCCTATCCCGATGCGCCGCGCCGTCTTGGCTATTTCGTCGCCGGTCTCGACGGCGCGCTTGACCACCACCCCCATTGCCGCCCCGGCAGCCGCGAACGCCGCCCCGGCAGCCGCCGTAACACGCGCCGCATTACGCGCAAAGCGACGCGCGCCACCCTCAGCGCGCTTGAGTCCGTTGACGAAGTCCTGATCCTCAAGACCGAGCTCAACGAAAAGATCAGCGATGCGCGTGGCCAAAACTCCGCTCCCACTCATCCAGATCGGCGAGCGTCACGGGCTCCACGATCCGGCTGTCATCTATGCTCCACAGCATCTCGGCTATGGTGCTCGACCATATATCGCCGGGGCCCCACCCTAGCGCCTGGCCGAGCCGGAAGACTTTCTTCCAGCTGATTTCGTCGCCGTTGCTTTTTTTTTGCCCGGTACGCCGAAGGCGTCCTGTACCGCCTGTGTGAGCGCCCCCCACGTTGTCTCGACCTGACCAAGGGCCTTCTGCATGTCCGCTTCGTCCATGGTCTCATCCGCCGACTTGAGGAATTCCTCGAGTACGGCGTAGCCCTTGTAGGACATCGCATTGAGCGGATCGGCCAGAATCTCGACTACCGTCTGCCCAGTACGCACCTCGACAGAGCGCAGCGCCCGGTTGTTGGCACGCAGGCCGTATTGCTTACCGCCATATTCCAGCGTCGCGTTGATCATGTGCCGGCCGTAAAGGTAATTTCGCCGCTGCTCTCCAGCGTGACCGAGTATTGGCGCTCGCCATTGTGCTCGCCGGTGTAATCCATCGTCGTGATCTGGAAGCCGCCGACGAATGCCGCCCCATCCTCGAACTGTAGCGTATAGTTGTCGATGCTGCCGGTCAGCGCCTTGGACTGCACCTCGCTTTCGACCTGCGGCTTGAACACACCCGAACCCTGCACCTGCATCGACCGGATGCCGGCATTGGCCAGCAGTTCCCGCCATGGGGCACTGTCCTTGGTCGTCACATCGACCGTCTCGTTGTTGAGCGACAGCGATGTCGACCTGAGGCCCGCCACCGTGGTGAATAACTCACCCGTGCCGCCGGGGTCGCCGTCGCCGACCTGCAAAAGAAACGCCCTACCCTGCTGCGCCATCTGATATCTCCTTGCCAGTCTGCGCCTTCACCATTTTCGCCGCGTGATCCGCCCGCACCTCCCGTATACCTGGGGTATACAGCACCCCGTCGATATACACCGTGCGCTGGACATCCAGCGTCACAGGATCGTCGTTCTGAGTCTTGCGACGCCGTGCCATGTCACCTGATCCTCTTTGAGCACCTCTGTCAGCTCCACGACCGAAACGCAATGGTCCGGCACATCCAGCGGCTGGTAACTCAGTGCAGACGTGATCGCGTCCAGTATCTGCAGCGCCTCCAGCTTGCCGCCTGCCTGAGACCATACATTGATTTGGGTGTCCGCGTCTATACCGACATCCGTCTTCGTCGAGTTGTCCCTCGCGCTGGGCTCGCCTATCGTCAGATACGGATATGTCGGGCCACCTCCCGAGAGCTCGCCCGGCGGCTCATCATACAACCGGCTCCCCACGAGCGACATAAGGGTCGCGTCTCCTTGCATCTTCGCGATGATCGCTGTCTGCAGGTCCGCCCTCATAGCCGCCTCGCCACGATCCGAGCTATGGTCTTGGCCGCCCGCCGGCTGGCATCACGCGCCGCAGGCAGAAGCCATGGCCTGGGTGCTACATGTCGCGTCCCGAACTCCAGAACTTTACCATATTCCAGATTGGTGCCGACCCGAATCTCGGCGAATGCCCGCGAGATATTCACGCTGTTGACCAGACGTCCAGTGTCTGTCGCGGGCGGCTGACCAGGGGCCGATTGCTTGTGCCGCCGCCTCGGGTTGGTTTTCTCCACCACGTCTCCCGATTTCGGGCCGCGCTGAATTGACCGCTTCGCCGTCGTCTCGATATCCCGCGCAACCGCCTCGACCCCGTCGAGCAAGGCATCGCGCGACCTGCCGCGCGTCTGCCGGAGCGCGCGCCGCACCTGCTCCAGTCCCATCACATCGACATCCACGCGCATCATAGCCCCGCCTCCGCGACCGCTTGAAACGTGATCATGTGATCGCGTGCAGAAACCATGGGCGAGGCGACAACCCGAAACCTGCGCCCCGCGTGATCGATGAATCGGGCATTCTCATAGCCCGGCCCGCGATGTGTCTGGAATGTGTATCTCACTGGAAATTCAATGCTGTCGCCTCTCACAACCGGCGAGGATGAGCGCTCACTCACAACCGCGCTGACGGTCGCGATCTCCGCCGGCTCACCGGATCTCTGCAGGGTCTCGGGATCCACAGTCTCATCGGACGGCCCCAGCAGAGTAATCCGGTCCTGCATTTTCCGGATCATAGCCGCGCGTCCTTGTATCTGGCCAGGATGCTGTCGAGCGAACGCGGCATCGACGCCCGGATGGTCCCTGTCAGAATCGGCTCGCGCTGCACCCACCAGTTCGCGACCAGCAGCTTGACCGCATGCTTAAGATCGGCTGGTACGTCCGTGTATCCAGCCGTGAATTGAATCCGGATACCGTCCGTGCCCCGTGTCGGGATGGGGGGTAATGTGTTGGCCTGCGTCGCCAGCCGACCATCGGCAGTAAGGCGCACCCCGGCAAATGCTTCTCCGTTATCGTCGCTGTCGAAGACCGTAACGGCGTCTATGGACTGGATTGGCTGCTTGCGCAATCGCACCAGCGATGCCCCGCCGGCAAACTCGGTAATCGACCCCTCCCGGACGCCATCCCACCACGGCTCACGACGCTCAGAGGGCGGCCAGCGATCCAGCCACAGGGACCACGATTGCGTCATCAAGGACCGGTCCGTCTCCTGCTCGATGGCCTGCCTGGCAGCGGATATCAGGCCGATGATGTCCGCATCCTCTGCGTCATGCTCGAGCCGCAGATGCGCCTTCGCCTCCGACAGTGTCACAGGCTCGGCAGTAGGCGCGGTATCGAGCACATATTTCATTTAGTTTCGTAGTCCGTGATCGCCTTGGTCTGGGGCCGTCTCTTGCGCTTCGGCCCCAGTCCAGCCGCGTTGACCTGCTGCTGCAGTTCCTTGCCCACGTCGGCGGGCACCTCGTTGTCACCCTGCGCGAGGTGGTAAATCGTGTGCCCCCTATAAGCAATCGAGCAATCTCTGCTGACGGTGACCTTCATTTCATCTCTCCGAAAAAGGGGCGGGGCCGGAGCCCCGCCGCTGTCAGGACGTGCTGAACTTGAGCAGCTTGATCGCCTCGCTGTTCATCACCTTCCCGCCGACGCGCTTGGTCGTGTAGAAGTGGACGAACGGCTTGTTGGAGAACGGATCGCGCAGCACCCGCGTGCCGAACCGGTCGACGATCGTGTAGCCCTGCCGGAAATCGCCGAAAGCAAGAGGAACCGCATCCGCGGTGATGGACGGCATGTCGACCGCCTCCGCAACAGGGAAGCCCAACAGCGTGCTCGGCTGCCCCTCCTGCAGGCCCGGCCTCCAGAGATAGTCGCCGTCGCCGTCCTTGAACTTCCGGATGGCCGCAAGCGTCAGGGTGTTCAGCATCCACACGGCATTCTGCCGATAGCCGGTCCGCAGCGTGTGGACCAGATCAAGCAGGATATCGGACGGATTGGACGCCGGCCAATCTCCCGCGACGCCCGTCGGCACATACTGGAGCGTCCCGAACGCGCGGACACCGTCAGCGGTCGCCGCCTGGGGCTCATCGAGGAAGCCCTTGGGCTTGTTAATCCCATCGCCCGCAATGAAGGCGATGCCCTCCTGCTTCGCGAACTCCGTCGCCACTTCGTTGGCGATGAACTGCTCGACGTTGAAGAACGCGTCGTCCAGCATCGTCTGCGTCGCAGCCGGGTTGGCAAAGATCTCACCAAGCGGCGGCTGGACCTGCGCGAACGTCGAGGTGTCCGTCTCCGCACGGGCCGCTGTTTCGCCGACCCAGCCCGAGGCCGTGCCGCGCTGATTGACCAGCTTCTTGTATTCCGCGGACCCGACCGTCACCACATTGGCCACCGACCGGAACGGCGAGACCTCGATCAGCAGATCCGAGATGTCGCGGTCCAGCTCCTCCGGCACGGCGAAACCACCGGCGCTGTCGGTGCCGACCGAAAGCGCCTTTTGTTCGAGCTCTACGAGTCCGCCCTCAGCGCCCTTGCGGAGGTAGCCGTTGAAACCGGCCTTGTGTTCGATGACCGCCTCCGACTTCTTCTCCCCTGTTTCCATGGCCGGCCGCGAAGTCTTCGTCTGCAGATCCTCGAGTTGTTTGGTGATGCCGCTCAGCTCGTCATTGAGCTTGGCCACCTTCTCCTCGGTCACTGCGTCAGCAGAGCCGCGCTTCTCGATCTCCTCGAGACGCTTGTCGTTCGCGGTTTTGAACTCGTCGAACGCCTTTCCCTGCGCTTCGATCAGCGACTTGATCTCGGAGGGATCGGTCTTTTTCACTTCTTCTGGCATTGCAATTCTCCTTGCAAAATCTGGATGTTGGCCCGTAACAGGCCGCCCAATTCGGCAAGCTCGGAATCCCTCCGGTCCGCCTTCGCCTCAAACTTCGCGCAGACGATCTGCGCGCTCTTCCTCGACCAGCCCGCGTCCCGCAGGGCGTGCTCAAGATCCCGGATGGTGGCGATACCATCCGCCGATTTCACCGCCGACACAAGCGCCTGGTCCTGCATCGGTATTGTCACCAACGATACCTCGAATAGATCGATGGACGAAATCCGGCGGACTCCGTCGCGGTCGATCTCGAAATCTCTCGCGCGGTATCCGATCGAAAGCCCATCGACGGCCCCCGCACGCAACAGTGCAAGCGCCTCTTTCGCGCGTCGCACCTCTGTCAAAAGCCGCCCCCGGACGAACAGCCCACGGTCGTCTTCTTCGGCGTGCTCGAACAGCCCGATGGGCTCCGACTGATCGTGCTGCCACAGGAGTTTCGGCAGCCCGCGCCGCTGCAGGGTATCGGTAAACGCCCCGGGCAGGATGATGTCCATGCCCCCGTCAGCGGTATTGAAAATCGACGCATACCCCTCGAACGTCCCCGACTCCGTGAGCTGTTTGACGTCCAGCCGGACCGATTGATATTCTATTCTGTCAGCCATCCTATCACACACCTGCAGTTGATAATCTCGGCTGGCGGTCCGAGAGGATCGCCGGGATGAGCCAGCTTGGCAACCCCGACCTGAAATGTTTCGTCGCGGCCGACCACCTGGCCATCCGCCGTATCGTGTGTAGGCCGGGTGCGCGCATCCTCAGCAGCGATCCACTCCTTGCGCATCTCCAGCCCGCTCGCCTCGGATGCCTGTACTGTCGCCGCATTCGAGGCTCCGTGCAGTTCAGTCCGCGCGATGATCGCCGCGCGGGCCGGGGTAAGGGACCGCACCTTGGACCGGATCCGCCGGGCCGTCTCATCCGTGCCAAGATTCTCTGCATTGGCCTCGGCAATGGCTCGCCTGACCTGATCCCGTGTCACCTCGCTGATCCGGGTTACGCGCTCCGCCGCCCGCGCCTCGATCCACAGTCGCATCGCGCGTTCGAAATCGCTTTCCTGGTCCTTGGTCTCCAACAGTATACCACCCCTCCGGAGGCTCGCGAAAAACCGATCCGCGAATTGCATCATAATCGTTCGCCACCACCGGCGCAAGATCTGTTCCATCCTGTCCGCGTGGCCGGACAAATCAATATCAGCATTGTCCGACACCTGACCCGCCGCCTCATCCCCCGCCCTCCGCAATTCTGTGGCGAGAGCACGCTGCATACGACGCTCGAGCCGGGCCCGCTCTCGATCCTGCCGCGCGCGCTCGCGCTGCTTTTCAGCGGTCGTTGCGAGGTTTATCAAGATCGCGCTCGAATGTCAGGGGCAGTTTCGCTGCGTCCACCAATACCGTGTCGCCCCCATCGACAGGCGCGAGCCCAACAAGCTCTCGCTTTTCGTTGATCGTCAAGAAGTCCGCCGCTTGCGCTCGCTGGAACTTCGCCTCGCGCCGCGCCTCAAGGGCTGGCGATTCATCCAGATCCGCTCTGATCTCTATGTCGGGGCCGAACAACGGCGACAGCCATGCGTTGAGCGCTGTGACCGACCGGCCGACCAGTGGGATGACCGTATCCTCCCACAGTGCGCGACGGGCCTCCTGGTAGTTGGCGAACGTCGCGGCATCCGGGATGCCGACCAGCTGCGGTGGCACGCCATAGACCAGCGCGATTTCTCGCGCCGTCATGTTCTTCGCCGCTGTCCAGTCCATGTCCTTTGGGCTCATCGCCATCGACTTCCACTCCAGCCCGCCCTCCAGTAGCAATGGGCGGCCCGCGTTCCCCGCACCGGAGATATGCTGATCTATATCCGCCTTGAGCCGATCGAACTGCTCCTGGCTCAAAGCGCTGCCGTCTGCGGGCTTATATTGCAGCGCTCCGGACGGCTGGCCGCCCTTCTGGATTGTGGACAGATTCCACCGCGACCCTTCGTTGAATATATCAACGCCAAGCGCCGCCGCCTCGATTGGAGGCAGCCCATAGAAGTCGTCAAGCGGGTTGAATGTGCGGAAGTGCATGACATCCTCGGCTGGGAATGTCCGGCTCTCGCTGCCTACCGTCTGCACAAATCCCGTGACCCCGGTCGCCGACGGGATGATCTTGACCGTGTCCGGCCTCAGGTTGTGCAGCTCTCGGGGCGGCCCATTTTGCGGACCGACGCCGAGGATGTAGGCGTTGCCGGAGATTAGATAGTTGGCATACATCGCCTCGAAAAAATCGCTTGCGCCGGATCGGAACGGCGAAGGCTTGGCCAGCAGACGTACCAACGGATGATTGTCCAGCAGCCTGTCGCCGCGCCATACCTCCAGAGGCACCGATGACGCTGCCCTGGCGACCGTGTTGATCGCCGCGAACCCGATAGGATTATCCCGATACCCCTCGGCAGCCAGCTTGTCGAATCTGCGAGGCGTTGTCCGCGCCATCCCCGGTGATGTCACCCTGACCAACGGCGGCAGCGGCGACGCCTTGACCTCGATTTTGCGGAATGGCCACATCACAACCTCCGCGCCTGAGGCGTCGATATAGGCGACATCAACTCAGTGATCGCCCACACCAATGCATCGACCCGGTCCGGACTCTCCTGCATGTCAGCGGTGAAGTTGACCATCTGGTCCTCGAGGTCCGGCATCGGCTTGGCGTGGACCACCTTACGTTGCTCATACAGAGCGGCGACAGGCTCCGCCCGTGCGCGCTTGCCCCGGCTCGCCCGGACGGCTCGGTAGGAGACCGATGGGTCGACCTGTCGTATCACCGCCTCGACCATATCGCCGCCATTGTTGACCTCGCCGATGATGCGATCTGCCCCGTATTCATGATACGCCCCCACGGCCTCCGCAGCCCATCCGCCGGGGCTCATATCACATGTCCGGTCATCGAGTACGACATACCCGCTCGCAGTCCGGGCTGCAACCACAATCCCAGTACTGTCGCTATCATCGCCCGTAGTGACCGCCGGGTCAATAGCGACCACAATCCGCACGGGCTCGGGCGTGTCGTAGCGTATCATCTCCCTGGACCAGAGCGCTCCGAGAATATCCGTCAGGTATTCGCCATGGATTTCCTGCCGCCCGAGCCGCGTGCCTTCGTACCGCTGCAGGATCTGCTCGCGAAACGGTCGCGCGAGATTGGCCATATTCTCATATGTCGTCGCATGAGTCACCACAGTGTGCGGATCGTCCATTATGCTCTTCAGCCGCTTGCGCGCCTTGGGCGTCGTCGTGATTATCATCCTCGGATCGCCCCCGAGGCGCAGCCCGAAATACGCCATGTCCAGCGCTTCGTCGAGATATTGCCAGACGCCGCATTCATCGCACCAGAGACGGGTATGCTGCGGCCCATTGAGCCGATCAGGCTCGTCCGCTGAGTACACCGTCGCCCGCGCGCCGCTCGCCCACGTCACCCGGCGCTTCGACGGCGCATATTCGACCGCGTTCCACGGCTTTTGCGTCGCCAGAATTCCGCTCTCGCCCTCAACCATCACGTCTCGCGCATCTGCTGCCGTAGGCGCGACCAGGCCGATCCTCTGGGCCGGGTCCTTCGCCCATTCGTGCACTATCTCAGCCCCGGCCCGGGTCTTGCCGGCGCCACGACCGCCATAGAGCAACCACGTCGACCAGTCGCCGGGCGGCGGCAGCTGATAGGGATGCGCCCAGAGCCGCCACTCATGCAGCGCCGCCGCAACCTCGGCATCACTCAGCGTCTTTTCGATGCCTTCGGGCAGCTTAGGCATCCTGCGCTTTTTTCTCGCGTTCGATTTTTTCTGCCAGGGACTTGCGTGCGCCCTCCCAATCGATGCTATGCGCGTGTTCGACGGTAGCGCGCTCCTGCCAGTTGAGTCGGGTTTTGAGCCAGAACATCGTCATGGCCGGCACCTGACCAGAGACTGCAAGCTGGTATGCGGTTTTTGCCACCTTGGCGGCGGCTTCCATCTGGCCGGTGTGGAAAATTTCGCCGAAATTCTTGAAAAATGTCTCGCGCCCGATGGGTTTGCCGGTATTCGGGTTGACCAATATTGCGCAGATTTGTTCTGCCGTGAGCCCATAACCCGCCAGCTTGCGCACGGCGGCGAAATCTTCCTCGGTCGGCTGGTATCTCTTGTTCGCCATGCTGCCGTATCATATGATGTGGGAGTGCCTGAGAGTGGAAGGATACGGCATGAAATGCCTGTCGGTCAAGCAGCCCTATGCGCAGTGGATCGTCGAAGGTCGAAAGTCTCTCGAGATCCGCAGCTGGCGCACGACATATCGCGGTCCTATCGTTATCTGCGCCTCTCTCAGGCCTGCGCTTTCCTGCGATTCTGATTACTACCCTCGCGGGGCCGCTGTCGGGATTGCCAATCTCGTAGATGTCGGGCCTTTCCTGCCGGGGCTGGAGAAAGACGCGTGTATATCCTGGTTGCCTGATCATTTTGCCTGGCATCTGACCAGTCCGGTGATGATACAGCCGGTACCGATTAAGGGGCGGCTAGGCCTTTTCCGCACTCCAGAATTCCTGCGCGAGAGTATTGTCGGCTGCGGGGCCGACATACCGAAAGGAGGCGATGGCGCGGAATGAGGGTTCCTTTTTTCCCCGTTGCGGCTTGAGGGCGCTCTTGATGCTCGCCGGTCTGGTCATGATCCAGGTCGTGGCGTCTTTGGCCAGGGATTTTATCAGCGCGGGATGCGCGGTAGTAATCGAGCATTTCTTGCCGGTGCCGGCCACGAGTGCCGCAGTTTGTGCGATGGCCCTGACCCCCAGACCGATCCCTTGGTAATCCGGCAATGTCACGACCCGATGTATTCTGTACAGGTCCTTCACCATTTGTGCCTCTGGAATGACGGCGGTAAAAGCGGCGGGAATGCCGTTTGCCCGGAAGACCACGCATTTTGCAGATGTATGCAGGCTGCTGCTCAGATAGTGATGCTCATGGAAAATTTGCCAAGCTTCTCGACCACAACGTTCGATTGTAATTGTAACCGGTGGTCGTCGTTGAAGACACCTCCGAGTAAAACTTTCCGCATGAGGCTCGATAATCCAGTCCGGATTGAGCCAGTCGACGATATCATAGTGACAGGATACCGCTACAAATTTCATTCCTTTCTTGCGTACTGTCCTGGCGATTGCGTGGCTGCCGATCTGAGCGACGGTGCGATCGACCACGGAGGTGAATTCATCGACCACCGCCAAGTCCGGAGATTCCGCCAGAGTGCGAGCGAGGTCCACGCGGAATTTCTCGCCGGTGCTCAGTACATGATATGGCTTGAGCCAGCCCGGCGGAGACGAAAATCCTACGCTGGATAGCAGCTCTGTGATAGCCTGGATCGACATTTCGTCGGGGAAGTTGTCGACTATCGGCCCTTCATCCCAGTCCCATGAATCGATCAGAGCGGCGCCGAATATGTCTCTTGCCGCCGTCGACTTGCCGCATCCCGATGGGCCTACTATCAGGCCGATGTTCCAATCCCAGTCCATGTCGTAATTGATCGACCATTGTTTCTCCGACTGTTTTGCGGGCGGTATATCGAAAATACCGCACAGCTGGAGCACGCGCGGCGTCTCCTTAATTTCAGTTTTTCTCACAATGTGAGCGCGCGGCATATGACACCCCTTTCCAGTAGATCCTCCAGCAGCTCGCGCTGCTCGCTATCGCTTTCGCACGTGATGATGATATACCACTGCTCGCCGGCGGCAACATCATCGTCATCCAGGTCGAAAGATAATGGCATGCATCCTCTCGTCAGATAGGGCTCACCGGCCCGACCCAATAGACCACCCGGCCCCTCTCGGTCCGGACGTCATATGCGTCGCACAGGAAACACCCCGCCGGCTGGTACTTGTCCCAGCATCCCTCGGGGTCGCAGGACCGGCTCAGCGGCATGCGATACCATGTCTGCTCCAGCTCGCTCACTGTCATTCCCCTGCGTATGGGGTCGGGCTGCATGTGCGCGCACCCGGCTAGTAGCAGGGCCGCCATCAGTATCCGCATCATGATGTATCCTCCGTGGTCCGAAGAGACGGTATCCCGTGGGCAATCGCGGCCGCCGCCAGCAGCACCGTCAGTGGCGTGGGCATCTCGCCATATTCATACGTCGCGTAACCTCTCAGGCTCAAGCCAAGGGCCTCCGCCGCCTTACGCTGAGTCAGCCCCAGCCGCTTGCGCCAGCGCCTCAGCGCCGGGCCGCCGTCCATGTATGTGTATCGTCTCATGCCTACCACTATATCACCCTCAAAAAAAAATGCAATAGGCACATCGAAAGCCCTTGACTTCAATGCACGGCGTGCATATATTAGAGACATCAACGCGGGGGATGGCCCGCCAGCGATGGAGACATGAAATGGACAAGACATTCCGTATCGGTGATCTGGTTGAGGGTGGCGCTCCCGGAACTGAAGACTACGACCGCGGTCGCGTCATCGATATCGACGGCGACGAAGTGACCGTCGCATGGCAGAGTGGCGTCCGAACGACGCAGCCCGCTGCAGATATCTCAATGCAAATTAACTGACGAAGCGCCCCGCAAAGGAGAGAGACGATGGATATGCATATTACTAGCCCCGAACAGGCTGCCGATTGGGCATACGAGCGGCTCGCATACATTGGCCCGCAGCTCGCGGACGTGCCGGCGTGGGCCCGCGTAGCGGAGGCGGCGGCAAACGCCGGCCCTCGTGGCGGGGCGCTCGAGAGGGCTGGAAGAGCAAGCAGAGCAGCGTTTCGCTACTTTGGCGTCAGCGATGCTGAGGCCGACGCGCTCATCCCTGATATTCTTGCTTCAATGAGGCCGCGGCACTGAGGCCGCGGAGAGTCCGGATCGTATGGCCCGGGATATGGCGCATCCTCACCGCTTCAATGAGGCCGCGGCACTGAGGCCGCGG